TGATTTGTCATATTCAGCTTACAATCAAAAGTATATTGCTGTTTATGAATCTCACTTTATGAGAACTTTTATTCATGTTAAAGACATCGCCAAAGTGTTTATGTTTGCTATTGAACATCCAGAAGAAATGTCCGGAGAAGTATACAACGTTGGCTCTAATTCAATGAACCACTCAAAGGGTGATGTTTGCAAACTAATCCAAGAAAAGACTGATTGCTACGTACATTATGCTGATTTTGATGGTGACGCTGATAAACGCGACTACGTTGTCTCCTATGACAAGATTAACGGTTTAGGCTATGATACCACAATTAGTGTTGACGAAGGCATTGACGAGCTTCTGAGGGTGTTTCCTATCGTACAAATGGATAATAAGAAGTATAAGAATGGCTAACATATTATTAATTGGTGGCTGCGGCTACATCGGTAGCAGGTTGTTTCAAGTATTGAACGAAGAACATGCAGTTGATTCTGTAGATATTGAATGGTATGGTAATTTTACTAGCAGATTCAATATTGTAAAAGACTTTGGACAGTTAACAAAGGAAGAAGTTGAATTTTATGATGTTGTAATTTTGCTAGCTGGCCACTCAAGCGTTAAAATGTGTGTGGATAACATGGTTCCTACATTGAAAAATAATGTATTGAATTTCGCTCACCTATTAGAACTTTTAAACCCCGAACAAACGTTTATTTATGCTAGCTCATCATCAGTCTATGGTGATACTAAAAGCTATGTGGTCAACGAAGAATACAATCGTTTTGAACCAAACAATTATTATGATTTATCAAAGCATGAAATTGATTCATATGCTGTACTATCAGACAAAAAATACTTTGGCTTAAGGTTCGGAACAGTCAACGGAGCTTCCCCAAACTTAAGAAATGACATCATGATTAATGCTATGACATATAATGCTTTACAAAATGGTAAAGTATTCTGCTTTAATCCAGAGGTACACCGTCCAATATTAGGCATTGAAGACCTCTGTCGTGCTATGAAAGTTATCATTGAGAAAGGTACCCATGAGAATAGTGGCCTTTACAATGTGGCTTCATTTAATTCAACAGCGAGACAGATATCAGAAGCAGTCGCTAAAACAACCGGCGCCGAACTTGAAATAGTCGACACACTGCCAGAAACAATAACAAACGTAAAGTTACAAACTAAAGCATACAATTTTTTAATTGATTCAACAAAATTTGAAGAAGTCTTTGATTTTGAATTTAAAGAAACACCAACAACAATTGTTCAATCAATCGTTGAACAATTTGATAAAATTAACAAAGGAAACAGATCAGATGCCAAATTATACTGAAATCACTCAATGTCGCGCTTGCGGTTGTGAAGAATTAGTAGAAGTACTTGATTTAAATAATCAACCTCTAGCGAACAATTATCATGAAGGGGAAGAACAAGAGGAATATCCACTAAAGATAAATGTTTGTTCATCCTGTTATCATGTGCAACTCAGTGTTGTAGTCGACCCTGATTTAATGTTTAAAGATTATCTATATGTCAGTGGTACTAGTAAAACATTGCACGAGTATTTCACAGAATTTGCTAAGATTTGTGAGCACTACAGCCGCGGCAGACGTCGTGTTCTTGACATTGCTTGCAACGATGGTACACAGTTAGATAAATTCAAAGAATTAGGATGGAAGACAACCGGTGTTGATCCAGCAGTCAATCTTTATCATTTAAGTAGCAAAAATCACAATATTGCTTGTGATTATTGGAGTGAAGATGTTGCTGGACAATTACATGACACTTACGACGCCATTATTGCACAAAATGTTTTTGCTCACACTCACGATATACATTCATTCTTGAAAGCATGTAAGATTGTTTCCGATGAAAAAACAAATATCTTTATCCAAACCTCACAAGCAGACATGATAGTGAATAATGAATTTGACACAATTTACCATGAACACTTATCCTTCTTTAATACAAAATCTATGAAGACATGCGCTAATCTGAATGGTTTTTCGCTTGTAAATGTCTTAAAGGCGGATATTCATGGGGGAAGCTATGTGTTTATTCTCAGGATGGGTCAACATGATGAAACAAAAGCAGAAAATAAAATCAAAGAAGAAACTGACGCCGGCCTTTACAATCTTGAAACATATGTTGAATATGCTAAAAAGTGTAAAAAAGTTGCGATAGACTTTAAAAATGAATTACAAAAGTTTAAAGATAAAGATTATAAAATTGTAGGCTATGGTGCTGCTGCGAAAGGCAACACATTTTTAAATTTTGCAGAAGCTGATTTGGATTATATTGTTGATGACAACGAACTTAAATGGGAACTGATGACCCCGGGCCGAGATATAATGATTAAAAATCCACAATGTCTTTCGGAAGAGGATCCTGAAAAATTAGTTGTGGTGCCCCTTGCTTGGAACTTTTTCAAAGAAATTAGTGAAAAAGCCAACGATATCACCGATTCTGAATTATCGTTTATTAGATATTTCCCAGAGGTACGAGTCGTATGAAAATCGCGGTCTTAATAACTGGACAATTACGAGATTATAAAATTAATTGTATTAATCATTTAAAACATATAATTGAGCCTAATAATGCAGATGTATTTGTCTATGCATGTAGCAAAAATACTCTGCATACGACTGGCAATAATATTACTCAAAATTACAAAGTAACTACAACAAGTACAAAAGAAGAAATCGAATCTCAAGTAAAAGAAATATATGGAGATTTTTTAAAAGGTGTTATTGTAGACGAGGGCGAAGAATTAAATGATAATAATTTTGGCACTTTGGGTTACTTCAAGAAAAGAATGAATAATCAAATGCAGAATATTCGTAATGGTTACCTCATGGCTAAAGATTATGCGACAGCTAACGAATTTAACTATGATGTCATAGTAAGATGCCGCCCCGATAACTCTATGTTTTTAAAATTAGTGAATTTGTCTGCGTTTGATATTCAACCTAACGAAATATATACGACTATCTATCCTAGCGGTCACAAAGACCCATGGTTCTTTTCTTTCTCTGAACCAGAAACATTTGATAAATATTGTTCTTTTGTCTATCAAGAACATGCCGATGAATCACGAACAGATAACAATTTTGAGTGTCCCGAAGTCGCATTAGAAAAATATTTGTATCAAAGTAACATGAAGGTTTACTTTGCGCAGAGTATATGCCTGCCGTTTTATCAATACGACAAAACACAGCCTGTGACTGAATTTCCGTTTAGGCAAGCAGATGCAAAACTAATAGATGCCGATGGTAATCTAGTGGAGCAAAAAACATGATTTTTGTTCAGTTAACTAATGGCTTTGGTAATAATTTATTTCAATATAATGCTGCCCGTCTTCTTGCAACTTTTCATGAACAAGAACTTGTGGCTTTACCACCGACCCCTACCTATTACGGAATTGAAGAATTTAAAAAAATAGGTATTGAACTAAAAACGGTTGAGTTGCCCGAGTGTGAAAATATTAACGAGACAAATTTTACGCATTATTTTAACACACAATATAAAAATAGCGACCTTTTGATAACGGGCTACTTTGAAAATTATAAATTTTTTAAGAACAATATAGATTTAATAAAATCATGGTACCCCGAGATACATAAACACAATACAGATGACCTTATTCTACACCTTCGCGCCGGCGACCGGTTATTCTATACCAATGAGTATGATAGTAAACCCCGAGCACAAAATTACATTGATGCTATCAATAAATTTGATTTTGACAAGTTGTATATTGTGACAGACATGCCTAAGTGGGACAGTATCACTGTTGAACAATTACAAGATATGAAGTTCCATGTTAATGTTCCAGAAGATCAAAGAGTATCCCCGCAACAATCAGTGGATTATTTTAATTCCCTTGTTGATGGCTTGTCACAATTTTCACCCATCCACAGTAAAAACTCTGTTGCGGAAGATTTTAGCCTTATTAGGGGTTTTAATAATGTTCTCTTTCAACATGGTACTTTAGCTTGGTGGGCGGCCGTCCTTGGCAACGCTGATAAAGTAGGTGTTTATGGGCCATGGCGCCCATGGAAAGGGGCATCCAATAAAAATTTAAGCGATATTAATCTGGAGGGATGGTTTAAATGGATTTAAAAGAATATTATGAGTATTATCTAACACTGCACCAAAATAAAAGATGTAGAGCACTACACTTTTTAGGGCAATGTGTTACAATAACATATATAGCAATTGTGGTTTACAATCAAGCTTGGCTGTTTTTGTTAGCAGCTCCATTTGTAGTTTACCCTTTTGCATGGTCTGGACATTATTTTTTTGAAAAGAATAAACCAGCAGCATTCTCGGCGCCGCTCAAAGCAAAAATCTCTGATTGGTTGATGTTCCGCGATGTTCTGATGGGAAGAGTTAAAATATGGTGATGAACAAAATTTTAGTTACTGGAGGTACAGGTATGGTCGGAAAATCATTTCAAAATGTAAATGACGATTACGATTTTATCTTTGTTGGTTCTAATGACTATGATTTATGTAATGCTGCTGAGACAGATTTTATGATTAGGGACCATGACCCTGACGCTATCATACACCTAGCAGCTAGAGTCGGCGGTGTACATAGTAATTCTGAATATATTGCTGATTTTTTTAAAGACAATATATTGATTAACACGAATGTTCTAGACGCCTCAAGAAAGCATGGAATCAAAAAAGTAGTATCGCTCTTGTCAACATGCGTATACCCAGATTCTGCTAAATACCCTTTAACCCCCGACCAGTTTCATGATGGGCGCCCACATAGCAGCAATTTTGGTTATGCCTATGCTAAAAGAATGGTCGATGTTTATTCTAGAGCTTTAAGGCAACAGTATGGCTGTAATTTTATATGTGCTGTACCAAATAATTTATATGGTCTTCATGACAATTTCCACCTAGAAGATGGCCACGTTATACCAGCAATCATTAGGAAAGTTCACAATGCCAAATTGACCAATAAAACTCCAATATTTTGGGGTGATGGTCAGAATTTAAGAGAATTCACTTTTGCTTCTGATATTTCTAGAATATTACTTTTTTTGTTAGAAAATTATAATGAAGAACATCCGATGAACATTGGTACCACTGAAGAGAGAAGTATCACATCTGTTGTTGATTTAGTCTGTCAAAATTTAAAGTATACCGGGCCTGTTAAATGGGATGAAACAAGACCAAGTGGCCAATTTAGGAAGCCAAGTTCAAATAGTAAACTTTTGAATCTTGGTTGGAAAAAAGACGAGTACACAACTTTTGAAAAAGGATTAAAAATGACTTGTGAATGGTATGAACAAAACTACCCAAATATTAGAGGTGTCAAGTGAAGAAAGCTTTGATTACAGGAATTACTGGCCAAGACGGCTCTTATTTGGCAGATTTATTATTTAGTAAAGGTTATCATGTTATAGGTGTTAAGAGAAGAACCTCAATTTTGGCCACTGACCGTATTGACCATATCTTCAGTGATGTTGACAAGATTGTAGATTTTTCCTTGGTTTACGGAAACATGAACGATTCTGGCCAACTACACCGAATATTATCAGATTACCGACCAGATGAAATTTATAATCTTGCTGCTCAATCACATGTGCGTGTATCTTTTGACACACCTCAAGAAACAGCTGAGGCAGTAGGGATGGGCACGCTTAAATTGCTAGAGGCGATTAGAAATGTTTGCCCAGAAACAAAATTGTATCAGGCATCTTCCTCCGAAATGTATGGGGACAACCCAAACGTTCCATTTAACGAAGAATCAGTATTAATGCCAGCCTCACCATATGCTTGCTCTAAGGTGTTTGCGCACAACTTAGTTAGAAATTATAGACAAAGTTATGGGCTGCATGCATCTTGCGGAATTTTGTTTAATCATGAGTCACCAAGAAGAGGCGAGACATTTGTAACAAGAAAGATTACAATGGCCGCGGCAAAAATTAAGATGGGTCTTCAAGATAAGATTCAGTTAGGGAACCTTCAGGCCAAAAGAGACTGGGGCTTTGCTGGCGATTATGTTGAGGCCATGTGGCTTATGTTGCAGCAGGATAATCCAGATGATTATGTCATAGCTACGGGTGAAACTCATACGGTAGAAGAATTTCTCCATGAAGTATTCGAATATGCGGGCTTGAGCGTTAAAAAACATCTTGAGACGGATAAGAGGCTTTTTAGACCACACGAAGTGCCACTACTTTTGGGCGATGCTACCAAAGCAAAGAAAAAACTCAAGTGGGAACCTAAAGTTAAATTTAAAGAATTGGCTCAAATGATGTATGATGAAGACTTGAGGAGACTTTTTAATGTCGGCAAAGGTGGGTGACTTGGTGAAGTGGTATGAATTATACGCTGATGCTATTGTAAAAGATGCCGGCAGCGGTGTTGTCATAAATAAGAGAAATATAAATTATCATGATGGTGCATATGAAAATACAATATATGATGTATACCGTTTTAAATCTTCAGATATGAAAGCATTCATGGATCACAATATTGAGCCTTTGGAGGCCCGAAATGGCTAGATGTTTAGTAACAGGGCATAAAGGCTATATTGGCTCAAGACTTTACAAGGCTCTACAAGATGCTGGCCACACTGTTATGGGTATTGATTTGGAAGAAGATCCTCGCAAAGATATTATTTCAATGTTAGCTGAAGGCACTGACGGCAAATTTCATCCGCATTATTATAGTTTTAAACCTGAATACGTTTTTCACATGGCGTGCTGGCCTCGTGTTGGCTATAGTGTTGAAAATCCAGTAGAGACTAGCCGCAACAATATACTTGCCGGCACAGTATTACTTAATTTCGCCCGTAAAGTGGGCTCTGTCAAGCGTGTTATCTACTCCAGCTCTTCATCCGTTATGGGTAATGGAGCCGGCCCTGAGAGCCCTTACGCGCTGCAAAAGTACACAACTGAGATAGAAACCTCATTGTACTCTAAGCTATACGGCTTAGACACGGTTAGTTTGCGGTATTTTAATGTTTATTCACACGACCAGACAATTAACGGCCCATATGCTACAGCAATATCTAATTGGATGCATGCTATACGAAATAACATTGTACCTCATATAAGTGGCGATGGAGAGCAACGCAGAGATATGGTTAATGTTGAAGATGTGGTCAGAGCAAACATGTTTTGTATGGAACGTGAATCTGATTTTCATGGCGATGTGCTTGAGGTTGGTACTGGAACAAACATTTCGTTAAATCAGATTAAAGAACTGGTCAATAAACACTTCCCCAATGTAGACTTTGAATATAGAAATCCTAGACCCGGAGATGTCAGAGAAACAAAAGCCAAGATCGCTGCTCTTAAGGGTATGGGTTGGACCGCTAGTATTGATATCTTTGAAGGAATTGAGGATTGTTTCAAAAGGATAAAAGATGAACAATAATATAGGAATCATTGGACAAGGCTTTGTAGGAACTGCTACATCTGAAGGCTTAAAAGAACACTTTGAAGTTTATACTTATGATAAATTTTTAGATGAAAAATCTAATTGTGTCAGTATGCTACAAGTTTGCGAATATGCTAAAATTGTTTTTGTTTGCCTCCCCACACCTATGAAAAAAGACGGATCCTGCGACTTAACAATTTTAGAATCTGTAGTCAATGAAATAAATTCTTACAAACTTGAAAACATAGTTGTTATTAAATCTACTGTACCACCCGGCACCACTAGGGCGTTTAATGAAACATGTAATAATATCCAAGTTGTGTTCAACCCTGAGTTTCTAACAGAAGCTAATTATATCGAAGATTTTAAAAATCAAAATAGAATAATTATTGGTGGCCCGCGGCCAGCTTCAACTATCGTTAAAAACATGTTTATTAAAGTTTTTCAAGATGTGCCAATTATTAAAACCGGTTCTAACACCGCGGAATCAGTTAAGTATTTTACTAATTGTTTCTTAGCCACTAAAGTAAGTTTTGCGAATGAGTTTAAACAAATTTGTGACCAAGCTGACGTTGACTATGACAAAGTGGTTGAATATGCATTGTATGATGAACGACTTGGTAAATCTCACTTTACAACCCCAGGTCCGGACGGACGTTCAGGCTTTGGCGGTTCCTGTTTCCCTAAAGACATAAATGCATTAATATTTTTTGCATCACAACTTGGCGTGTCGGCCGATGTCTTGTCGGCTGCATGGAAAAAGAATTTAGAAGTACGCCCAGAGAGAGACTGGGAACAACTAAAAGGTAGAGCAATTTCGGAGGAAAATTAAAATGAACACACCTACACACAAACTATCAAATCAGGCCCTCGGCGCCGTGATGATGGCTCTTCAAGAGTCATTATTAAATGAATTGGACATTGTACCAATTCTTAAAGGCTTTGAGTTGATTGACGGAGAAGACGGGCTTATTGTATCAAACCCACCTACAGTTAGAATGTCTAACGATTCCGCAATCACTGAAGATGATCTATTAAAAATGGTTAAGTAATGCCCAGATATCGTTATATGTGCCACACTTGTATGCATGAATTTATGGTTATTCACCCTTTTAGTGAAAAACAAGAAACTTGCACCTCTTGTGAATCATATGAAATATCAAAACTTTTGACTAAACCTTTTAAAATTAGTAGCAAAAAGAAACAAAAAGAATCTGTTGGCAATATTACAAAAGAATATATTGAAGCTAACAAAGAAATATTAGAAGATTTAAAAGAATCTTCAAAGAGTGAAAATTATGACCCGTCTTGAAATTATATTAACATTGATATTAACTTTATCAATAATAGGAAACATTGGCCTATTCATATATGTACGCAACGTTTTATCACGATTGTTGTTTGTATCTGATGAGCTGGGAGATTTACAAGATATGGTAAATAATTTTTCCAAACATATTAGTGAAGTTTATAATTTAGAAATGTTTTATGGAGATCAGACTTTACAAAGCCTGATGGACCACGCTGTCTCTCTTAACGAGCAGCTTGAGACGTTTGAAGTGATTTATTCGCTAACCAGTGAAGAAAAAGAAACAGAGGAACCAGATTTTGAAAACACAGACGACGAACAAGCAGACGAATAAGAAAACAAAGAAGAAGGCCGCAAAGCCAAAAAAATATTACTTTACCAAAGAGCACGAAGATGCGGTTGTGAAATACTGCAAAACAAATTGTGTTCGCATAAGGACTGAATTATACATTCAGTATTTAGAGCCAGCATTTGATGAAATGGTTGATAAAATTGTTTTCACATATAAATTTACAACATTACCAAACATTGATTATTTAAGAGATGAGTGCAAAGTGTGGCTCATGACCATTCTGGATAAGTACGATCCTGATAAAGGTTATAAAGCTTTCTCATACTTTAGTGTTATTACCAAGAATTGGTTTATTCATAAAGTCAAGAAACAACAAAAGCGACAAAAAAGAGAGGTTGATTATGACGCAGTACCAAAGAACTACGAAGAAGAATATCTCTCAACACAGCAATCATGGTTAACTGATAAATTAGAAAAAGAATTTTGGGACTCTTTCTACAATCAATTAAAAACTTGGGATGTCTCAAAGATGAGGGCCAACGACCAGAAAGTTCATCAAGCAATAATAATTCTTTTTGAATCAAAAGATGAAATTGAAATTTTTAATAAAAAAGCTATTTATTTATATCTGCGAGAAATCACTGGTCTTAATACCAAACAGGTTGTTAGTTCACTTAACAAATTTCGTGTTTTGTATAGAGGCTTTAAAAAAGATTGGGAGAGTGGCGCGCTGTGAGCGAAAGAGATTTAGATAATTTAGTTGATGAGGCTCTGGATAATATCCGCAATGATCGGAAACTTGCCAGAGAATTTTTAAATGAACTTGCAAACGAAATTGCCCGGGATTCCGATAACAATCGTTCTCTTTCCCCAGTCGCAGCAAAGCATGTAGAGACTATGCAGCGCTCAAATGAGCAATTAGTAAAAATAATCTCAATTAAACAAAAGCAAACTTCGCAAGATATAGGCCTAAGCGAAGAAGACAAAGCAAGCTTATTTGATATGATTCAAGAGGATACAGCGTGAGTTTACGAGACCTTTTTGACTTTGATGATTTATTAACATCAGCAGATGAGATATGGTCTCAAGCGATGCGTAGCATTTTTCAATACGATGCATATGCTGGTAAGAATCAATTCCCGGCAATTGTATTAAGTGCCCCTGTCCCTTACAATACCGCGCAAGCAGGTTTATTTACCGGTGTTCCAAAGCCTGACACACCCAGTTCGAAGTCGGAAGATGAACAAAGTGGCAAAGATGGAGCACTAAATAAAATTGGGATTATTGCTTTCAGAGCTAGAATTATTGGAGCAAATTCGCCTCATTCATTTTTGCCAGATCCTTGTACAGATGAGATTTCTGCTGATTTGCCGGCAGACTCTGTTTTTAAATTAGTATCTATGCATACACTTTTCATGTCGACAGATGACTACAGTGCTACAACTAAAGATTTGCCAACAAAAGGCAGTGTAGTTTTAGTAGAACTTGAACAGAATCAGTTTGGTTATAATCTTGAGATTGGAAAATTTATTTCTGTTATTAATAAACCAGATCAATATTTTAATGAAAAAACTTTAGTTAATAATAAATGTATTGTTGGTGCAACTGGTTTAGATTTCGGTGCTACTTTAGGCGAGTTAACTGCTGTAGAGATTACTCAAGCTTTAGACAAAGTTGGATATGCAACCCGCTCTAATAATATTACTAGTAATTTTGGTTATAGAACCGATCCGCATGGTAAGAAAAAAGGTAATCAGTTTCACGGTGGCACTGACTATAGTGGCCCCCGCGGCGCCCCGATATACGCTATTGCCGCAGGCACAATCACTCGTACAAAGACCGGCTGTGTTGCTGGTGACATGAAGTGTGGTGCCGGCTATGGTAATTTTGTTGAAATAAAACATGCGAATGGTGACAAATCAATTTATGCTCACCTTGTTAAACCTGAAGTTCAACCCGGTAATCAGGTTACGGCAGGTCAATTAGTTGGTCGTATGGGCACTACAGGCTCTAGCACCGGCGTCCATCTTCACTTAGTAGTTACACAAAATGGTAAGAAAGTAGATCCAGTCCAATATATTGAAAAAAACATTGCTGCCGGCGCCAGCCCAGCAGGTCAACAGCAAACCACATAAAAAGGAAATTTAATGAAAAAAGCAAATCCGAAAGGTAGTAGTTCTTACACAAAAAGAAATGGTAAGCCCCGCAAAGAATTAGCAAAATTAATCAATGAAGGTCTCGCAGAGGCAGGAATTTTAAATTCTGATCCAAAAGGATCTCCAAAAGTCATTTATAAATATGCCTCAAACGAAACAATTTTTGCCAATCCCGGTGGTGCCTCCATTACGTTGGGTCTTGACCGTCCGGATTCTAGAGGGTCTGGATATGGTGCTAGAGGCTTGGTTGGACTTCAGGACAAGAGTATTGGCTCAAGCCGTATTGATTTAGTAGTGGGTCGTCTAGCCTCCGCAAATGATGGTGATGGTGTGCGTCCTGGCACTTATGTCGACAATAACTTTCAAGGTGACGCTGCAAGAATTTATATATGTGAGACAACCGATGTTGATTTGAACTTTGGTTTAACAGAAGGCATTGTAGGTAATCCAAAGGGTGTCTCTACAGTTGCTATTAAATCTGATCAAACAAGAATTATCGGACGTTCAGGTATAAAAATATGCACCGGCCCGGGCCAAAACTGGAAACCAGTAGAAAGAACCTCTAAAGGTGGTAAACTCCCGGTCGCTGGCGGAGTTGATATTATATGTGGTAATGTTAACGGAGATCGTGTAACTTGGAACCCTTGGGATATGCCGGAGACTATTTTAGATCTACAGCCTATCGTAAAAGCGTACAACATTCGCGACTATCTTAAAGAATCAAGCGCACTCCTAGATGACGTTTATTCTGCTGTTTTAAATTTAAGTATGTTGGTCAAGGGTTTGGCCGGCGTAATCGTGACGTTACCTAGCACATACACAATTTTATTTGGTAACCCAGCAGCTCCTATCCTGGCTTCTTTAGGCGCAATGATGGCGTCTTTGATACTTAGCTTTATTGGCTTTTTAGTTGATAACCCAATTTATCAATCTCGTGCTCAAAAAATGCCAGTCGAATTTGATTACTTAGATCACGCAGGTTACAAATTTATTGGAAGCCGCAGCGTGAGAAGCACTTAAAGGTATTATAATGTCTGAATGGGAAGTATCAAAATATTTAAAATTTCAAGATAAAAACAATGACGGGTTGTCAGATGTTTGTGAGCCTGAAAAGCCGATAGAAGAGGCTAAATGTCCTTCGTGCTTACCAAAGCCAACTGCCTTGGTACCACGATGGCGCTCAAGAGGCAAGAATGACCCTTTTTTAAATGAAAGAAGATGCTTATATCAAATTTCATATGCTACTCCGTTCACTGATACTGGTGCCTTTGAAAAATATGGCCCAAATGCCACGGATGAGCAAGCCGAAATAGCCCTAAAAGAACGCTCCGACGCGTTTAAAGATAACGCCGCGGAAGCTCTTGCTCGTTACTATAACAAGGATATAACGAAAGCTACGATTGAAAAAATAGTAGATTCTATGGAATGGACTGACTGGGATTTAGATGTCCGCCCAATGTCCCACCTTAAGTTTTTATATTCTGTGCCTTTTGATGTAATTGATAAATTAGCTGATGCACCCCCTCAAGAAGATGAGGCTATGGACGAATCTGATGTTGAAGTGACTGTAATAGGTCCAAAGATTATGTCTAATATGAAAAGAATCCGAAGAACATTAGATTTCTATTCTAGTAATTTAAAAGTGTACCGTGCCCTTGAAGGTAAGAATGTCTTATTTGTCAAAGGAGGGGTCTTTAACTTAGACTTATACGGCGATTCAGCCCCATTCGGTAATTCTATAACTGAACGACTTATACCTGAACTTACTGATTTCCTAGACAGATATAACATTACTCTTTTTCCAATAGTAACCTTTTTTAATTCAAATTGGGATGTGGCTTCTAAAATAGATTTTGTTTTCTCGCATGATTATAAATTAAAAATTATGAGAGTGCATGCTGAAAGCGGCTGCCCACCGGTTATTTTTAAACAAGATAGATTATCATCATTAACCAACAGGCAAGCGTGGAGTGATCCAACAGCAGTTGCATATTTTGCTAAACAAAATGATATGATTAGAGATATTCTGGCACGTCAACCAAGACCTTGGCTTGACTTCATAATTGATCACACATACCCAACAGTTAAAAGTTCTAAAACACATGATCCAATTAAAATCTCTAATTCTGATGATACAGAAAGCGAAAGAACAATTGTGGGCTGTATCGGAGATGCTCTAGAGGGAGAATTTAAACAGCTTGGAGAAGATATTAAAGATGATATTTTTGGGATGGCTGATGCACTAGCTTCACAATTTCACAAGTCTTTGTGCTTGGGAGATTACAAAGACTTTTTAGATGAAGAATTCAATATTGGGAAAATAGATGATCCTGGTGCTAACCCTAATTTATCGCGCGAAAAAAGAGAAAAGAATATTTTTCAATATGCTCAAGAGCAAGCCTTTTTAGAAATTAAAGAAAAGGACGTCTTGTTTGCGGGCCTCTGCGCCAGAATGAGTAGTATTTTTGGCGGCAGCCAACAGAATATGTTAGATAAGATCCACCGCGATGGCCTTGACCCCACAATGCTTTGTGGTCTTTATAACATGATGCTTGACGTCATTGAATGTTTATTTAAAGGTCTGTCTTTTGAAGAAATCTTAGCGGCCGCTGTCAGATCAGCGCTGAGGGCAATGTCTATTGAAGATTTTGGATTCTTGTTTATAGGTCTTCCACCTGATAAACAAGCAAAAATGGATGCTATGGTTAAGCAGAAGCTAGCCTCCGGTGATATTTTTAGTGAAGGCTCATCGGGTCAAAGACTTTCTGATTCGATTGAAACAAGGAACAGAGACGGTAGTTCCTCTGTTCCACAAAATGCACCATTTTTTGCAAAAAGTATAAAAATTGAAAAGCCTTGGGAAAACAAGGCGTTAGTTGAAGAACAAAAAAGAAATTATATGAGAGAAGGACCCCTTTCAGGAATGTCACCTACTGGCGTACCCCCTAAAGGCGGAGCCGAGTCACAACTCTCTAGAGCCACAGCGGTCAGCCAAATTAAAAATGTTGGTGCTGATTTAGACCCAAATATCATTTTACAGGCTTATGTCGCCGCTTTAATAGAAGAATACTCTGATAACCTTACTGATTTAGTAAAAATGCTTGATAAGCTTCCGGGCGCCCCAATCATCGGTTACATTATTGCTACGCTTGACTGCCCTCGTCCTCCTTTGTTCAACCCAACATTAGCTGAATTCTTGGGCGATCTAGCATTACCTTTCTGTAAAAACACATATCCCATCGCGTGGCCAAGAATAGACAACTTGTTTGCATGGATACCGAAAATAACTGACATCTTAGCATTTTTATTTTGGTTGGCAATGTATATTTTACAACAAATTATTATTATAATTATTATGCGCTTAATGGTTTGGCTGTGTGAATTATTAGCAGATGCAATTTGTAAAGCTTTGGAAACTGTCGGTGACATAGCCATGGCACTTCCTGCTATGATCCGCGGAGATAAAACGTTTGGAGATGTAATAAAAGAGTCTATCTGTGGCCCTGAAGCCGATGAAGAACAGGTTAATGAGACTATTCAAGGAATCTTCCAAAGTTTTGGTCAAGATGCAGAAGCTTTTGCGGACAAAGAAAAGGTGCTTAGCTTTGCAGAAGATCTTTCGTCGGCTGTTTCTCGAAAAGAACTTGTTGACGCAATTGCCGGCGAACCTTCTGGTACGTTCTTAGGTGTTATTGAAAGCCTGATTGAGTTTGAATATCCTGAATATGCAGGTACTTTTGGAAATCGTGCAAAAGCTAGTGCATTCTTTGGTAACATCGGTAAATTAATGCCCCTTGAAGCAAGGGACTTGCTTAATGATTTTAGAAATCGCCTAGACCCCAATGATATGATGCCAGCTAATCCATCAATTTGTGCAACTCCTGAAGAAGTTGAAGAGTTTTGTAATCAGCGCGCCGCACTACTTGAAGGTAGAGCAACGCCTGCACAAATTCAAGGCTTGTGTGACACTGGTCGCGACACTTTAAAGGCTGAATTACAAGACATTGGAGATATTTTCCAAAAAGGATTAGCAGCTCATATTGAAGAACAGATGCCCCCCATCATGTCACCCGATCCTACATGTGACGATGGTATTTTGCCTTATGAGCCTCCTCAAATCAGAGAATCTGTAACGGCTGCTGCAAAGACAACATTTATGGGATTAGAAGGTTCTTTCAAAAACGATATGCTTGGTGATGGCACTAAGCGCGCTAGCGACTGGGGTTGGTTAAATATGGTATTGTCTGACACTATGGGGCGCCCTTATACAAGTCATAGGACAAGCACCATAGTAAGTGGAATCTTTACTGCAGCCCGCTACGTTGATTTTTATGTACCCTATAGCCCAACCAATCCTGATGAAAATAGTATTTATGCACCGCACCTCGTACAGTATGGCGCCTATCCAAAAACCATTGCAATGCAATTGAAAAATGAAATTGAGAATGTGCCGGTAAACCATACCTTTAAGTCTACGAACGATGTCCAAGACGCAGAAACTTTCTATCGCTCTTATGAGGAACTTGGCTTTATTAAACAGTCCGGAGGTTTTTTCGGACTTGGTAGTACTACTGATGTTGATGTTGAGTTGACCATCTTGCCTGATTATGGTTACAATGTTAAGCCAGTGGTAGAATGGTCATCATCAAGAGTCAAGTTTATTAAATACGCTCGTAAAAAATCTCCAGATTTGTTTTTATCATATAGAGATGGTGGTCCCTTTGGTACCCCAGAGACAGCCAATAACCACACCATGTATTCTTATGGATTTGACTTGCAATTATTTACCAGTGATATTAAAAAACAAGATGGTAGCTTTTTCCAACGTTCTGGTGACACAACTAGAATGATCGTAGATAAGACTGTTAATTTAGCTTTTTCAAGTATGGGAGATTCAGCCTTTGCCGCCGGCGAAACAGATGACGAAGGCGGCGCTGGTTCTGATACTAAATCAATGCAGTGGCAGGAATACGAATTTATAGCAAAAGACCGGACATTGGAAAACCCACTTGTGAATAGTGGAGTATACCCTAATTTTGATCGCTCCTTGGTTGACCCTGTTGGAGTTGTTGCACCTCAAGTCACTCTCCTTAATGATATGATCTATAAAGAAAGTGGAGATTTGATTGCTACAGGCCAACTTGAATCAGTTTATAACGAAGTTATGAATAAGATTTTTACTGTCGTAGCATCAGATATAGCTGCAAACAAACCAGCCTTTACATATGGTGCTCCTTTAGACACTATAACAAAGAAACAATTAGAATACGGCTTTAAAGAAGGAGCAGAATTTATTCCATTGTTTGATTACATTGCACGCGAAAGATCCCGGGACGGTAATTGGAAAATGAGTTCACTGCCTTTTGGAATTAGCCGAATGCAGTATGACGAAGAAGAATTAGACGGCCCTACAAATCGTGTTATATATTTAAATCCTGCTGAATATGGTGGGAAAAATTGGAATCCTCCTTTTTACGTTAAACCACCACCAGCGTCTGGGTGGGTAGGTATTGCTCAGGCTTTGTTCCCTGAATCATCTCCTTGTGAACCACGCGGCAAATCATTTATAGATTTTGAAGATGTCAAAGACAGTGTAGAAGCTTCATATTCTAAAATTGCAGAAGATAAAAGGTTGCAAAAAGATCCAAACTGCACATCTGAAAAGCCATATAATAGAATCTTACACCGCGGCCCGAAATCTAATATTGAAGGCGTCGTAAAAGCAGCGTGTAAGGTATTTGCTGGGATGGAAATGTTAAAGGCATTCCCAGTATTTAGCAAATTTTACCCAGACTTTAAAAACAACTATAGTAATCTGTATGCTGCTTATATTGTTGAAGTGATGGAAGAAGAATTAAAAGACGCGCAAAATGATGTTTTAGAATTATTTAGCCCGTTTAAAGATGACGAATTTTGGTATGCATTCTTAGAACAAGCGGTCCAAACTTATGCAAGATTGTTGGAAACTGGAGATATAAGAGAGCCTTCGGACTCTATAATAGCTGCTTTGCAAAGGCTTGAGAATTTTGAGCAAGCTTATAGTGTGCCAAGTAGACTAGACTTTATTAACGGAAAAGCTATTGGTGATACTTCACCAAATGAGACATTTAAAAACTATAGGTATGAAAAAGTATTAGAAGCTGTATTAGCTACAGAAGACGACGCAAAAATAATTTTAGCTGAGTTTGTATCAATTGAACTTGAATCTTTGGGTGATAATTTGATTACTTGTCTTGAGAAGGCACAAATGGAAGATATTAATTCTATACATCGTAATTTAGGTTACTATGTTTTGCAAAATTTATCTTTGAATACAAATCTACAACTTAACAAAGAAATTAAAGAAGAATTAATTGATTTTCCAACTGAAGAGGGAAGTAGCTTCTATACCAACGGTGGAGAATTAATCTATGAAGATGGGGTACCGTACATTGGTTACTATCACGCACACCGTAATGAAGAAGGAAAAATTGTCTTTATGGAAGGGGAAGAACACTCTGACTTACGAGAGCACGAAGTTTTACATCCATTAGCTAACCGCATAAAATTGCCAATTGGGACAATAGGCAGCCTCGTTCCGTCCGGCCTCGATACTACTCTGCCATTTTTAGCTGAAACTTATTTAAATATTAATGGTCAAGAATACTCTGTTGAAAAAGGCATGGCAAAACTGCGCGCCAACCCATATCAAGATAAAAACATATCAGATGTTTATCCCGGGACTATGGAATTAATTATTGCTGAAGATGGCCCGAACGAAGGTAAAGCAATAGGAACCAAAGGCCATATGGGGGTCAGATATGGTCTTAAGTTAAGTATAATCCGCGACCGCTCTCGCAGCGTTGTAGTCAGAACAGAAGTTGATGCTCTTGATATCCCTCTCGGCCGTATTCAGCCGTTAGAGCCTGATAGTAAATTGATGTTTTGTCTCATCAATAACCTAGTAGATGAGCCATCTTTTAAACTTTTAACTGAATATGCATTATCTTTACCAAAAATATTATCAACAATGGCAATTTATTCTTCATTAGGATTTGTTTCTTCAATTGGAGAAATCCAAAATAGCATCAATCAAGAAGATATAAGTCAAAAACCTGGACGTTATGTCACAACATACCGCGATGAAGAAAACAGAGTAAACTATACTGCCTTTGACGGAGCAGATGGCTGGGCGACCAAGAAACAAAGATATCCTGGCTACGCCCGAGGTTATGGTTATGGCTATCTACACTTTGATAGATGGAACCGCTCAGAACTAAGTAAAACCAAAGCTAAATTAAAAGGCTTATTTAAAGGAAATTACTTTATCAGAAGGTTTGACCCCGGTAAAGATATTAAAAATGGTGGCTTTGGACTTCACGAGTTCAGTAAAGTTTCCAGCCGCGGCCCGGGCAAGTCTATATTTGCTTCTTCTTCGTTCCTTCGCCATCTTCCATGGTGGAAACAAAAGATGTTGCGGTCAAATCCTTTTGACGCAAATGGCAATATTTGTAAAAAATCATGAACGGTAAATAATTTTAGTGAATATTTAAGTAAGAGGTAACAAAATGGCTTCAATCGGTGTAGCACTACCATTAACACGAAGTGATATTGATGGTTTCACAATGCTAAAGAAAATCACACGTGCAGCAAAACAAAATTTTAAAATGCTGTTATTAACAAATCCTGGCGAAAGGGTAATGGACCCTGACTACGGGGTCGGACTTAAAAGATACTTATTTAATAATTTTTCACAAAATACATATAGTGAAATAGACAGCAAGATTAGAGAGCAGATAGCTATCTACATGCCAGCTATACAGATAAATGAAATAGCTTTTGCTGAGTCAAACCAAGATAGAAATAGTTTAGCAGTAAGTATTTCTTATTATTTACCCGGTATTGCGGTATCAGATTTACTACAATTTACTATTTAGTGTAACTAAGGAACCTATTTTTAATGGCGGACGAACAAAAGAAAATATTACCAATAAATTATACTAACAGAGAATTTTCTAGTATAAGAGAAGATCTGTTAGATATGGCAGAAAGGTTTTATCCCGATACCTTTCAAGATTTTAGCGAAGCATCATTCGGCGCAATTGTATTAGATGCCGCGGCATATGTGGGCGACCAATTAAACTTTTATCTAGATTACAATGTAAATGAGACATTCTTAGATACTGCTTTTCAATATAATAATATCTTAAGGCACGGAAGAATTTTAGGTTATAAATCTCAAGGTAGGCCATCCACATTTGGCGAGGTTGCCATGTATCTTATTGTGCCAGCATCGACTGTGGCTCTTGGCCCTGACGAGAATTATCTACCAATTTTACGAAGAGGTGCCCGCTTTACCTCAACTTCAGGTCTTACCTTTATGTTGACAGAAAATGTGGACTTTGCTGATCCAAAAAACGAGGTAGCTATTGCGCGCAACGATACCACTACAGGTGCCCCTACACACTTTGCTGTTAGGGCGCATGGCAATGTAGTTTCAGGCCAATTACAACAAATTGAAATTGAGACGGGTGCTTTTGAAAGGTTCAAAACGCTTGAAATCGCATCGCCTAACATATCCGAGATTATA